GTTGGAGCCGTTTTCCATTATTTCAAGTACGTTTGTATGATGATTTACGAACTATGGACTGGTCATCCCTATATTCCTGAAGAAATGAAGGGAATATATGAGATGATGACCGTGTGGTTATCCGAGTGTTGTGCAGTGATGAAGACAAATATGGATTTCTCTAAGCTCGAAAATCGCCAGACTATTAAACGTTTGGTGAATGTTGGAGATGAGATCGAGATAAATATCGTGAGCAGACAGATGGTTAATTCCACTGTCCCTGTGTTCATGGATACTATTCGTAGATTGAGAGAAGTTGAGAAGTATGTGAGGAAGAAAGAAGTCGTGAATAACGACCGTGTGAAGCCTATATTCTTACACTTGTGTGGTGAAAAGAATACTGGCAAGACGATATTAGCTGATTATTTAGCTAAAGATCTTCACATGGCTGTGAAAGGTAGAAAGTTGGAGAAAGCAGATATCTATCCTTTCAATTACACTGAAGAGTTTTGGGAAGGATATGATAAGCAATGGTTTATGTTGATGGATGACTATTTACAGAGTCCCGTTGCTGAGGATAGAAGGAGAGTAATGATGCAGATCATTAGATGTTGTAATGATGCTCCCTACTATGTTCCTATGGCGTTTGCTACGAAAGGTGAAGTGCCTTTTGTATCACGTCTCATTATAGGAACATCCAATGGTATGGAGACCCCTGGGATGGTGGAGAAAGAGAAGCTGTCTAATGGAGAGTCAAGAGATGTCAAGAGAGATGGTGTGAGCCCATATCTCCAGGACCCGCGTGCGTTTACTAGCCGCAAGTCCGCTTTCTGGCGAATTTCGAATATCAATGATATTAAATCGAAAAATCGTGGAATGAAAGCTAAGGAGTTCACAAGAGATGTCTATCTCATTGAGGAGGTAGATATAGATTTAGAGAAGCCTACTGGTGTTAAGTACACTTATGCTGAAGCGTTAAAGATACTGATAGATCTTTATATAGAAAATGAGAGATCAGTTGGAAATGCTTTAGATATTATACTTAAACAAGAGGACCCTTATGAGATTATGGAGTTGCAGGATTATGCGCAGAGTAAGATTGCTGCATATACCCGTGAACTCACAGTCGCGTCAGGAAAAGAAGAGTCAGATGGAGATTTGGATACTGCGTCGGAAGGTGATAGTGTGCATGGACAGATGGAAAGTGAACACAAAGAACCCGAGACGCCGCGACCAAAGCAAGAAGATCAGGAGGAGTTATCGAAGCTTGAGCTATCAATGCTCGCTAAGATACGTACTGGAGTGGGACAGTTAACAACAATATCCCCTACTCCCGAAGATCTATCTAAATTCGAACACCCGAGTGTTGGACGCTGGGTCACCTTCAGATCGAAAGTTCTGGAGACGGTCAAGTGTGCTCTAAAAGCACTCGCATTCAATGTGGCTGAAGGAGCTAGTTTGGCCATTCAAATGATTATTGCTATGATCGGTGCCTTTACTGGTATTTTGATCTTTGGTAAATTCATTGAGTGGATGAACTGGGTTCCCAAGCCTGTTGAAGAGGTGAACGGACAGTCTGGCCCTGTGGCTCTAAAGACTGCAGCTAGAGGAAAGAAGTTGCAAGGACCTGGAAGAGGAAAGTTTAAGGTGACTGGACAGAGTGCACCTGGCATAGACAATTCTGCTATGGATTTGGCTAAGACAGTGTTGGTGAAGAACATTGCCAAAGTCAAAACTGATGGTGGAAGTGTGTATTGCACTTTCCTTTTCGGAAGGACCTTCGTGACAGCGAAGCATGTGTGGGTGAACAACACAGGAGCGTTTACGCTTAAGTTCTTGGACGGAACTACCTATGTTATTCAACCTCACGAGAGAGAGATCTTTGAGAAAGAAGGAGATGATCAGTCGTTTGTTACGATATCGCAAAAAGGATTCCCAGAGAAGAAAGATATCACATCGCACATCTTGCGTGATGCTGATTTCGATCAGATCGGATCCAATGCGGTTGCCCTTGTAGCACCGACTGTGGATGAGAAGACAGGAGTAGTGACTGTGGAGACGAGAATAGTAACTCGAGCCCCAAGCCAAATTACTGAGATGAAGTATAAGGCGTCGAGGTCCTCAACTCACATAGCTCATAATATGCATACTCTCACTTTTGAGAATTTGTATACTAGAGATGGTGAGTGTGGATTGCCCTACATTCTGTTGAACTCTAAGTCTCCCAGAAAGATCTTTGGAATTCATGTTGCTGGCGGTGCTTACGCCTGTGCATCATTGATTTCACAAGAGTCTTTTGCAGAGCTTAGAGGAGAAGCCGTTGCTGGTCAGATGGCCATTAATGGGATCGAGGTACAACCGAAAGAGAAGAGTATCCTTGATTATAAGAAGCTAGAGTGTGGTAATGTTGAGATTATCGGCACTGTAGAACCTCGTGTGACTGTGCAGCAGCCAGGAAAGAGTGAGAAAGCCCCGACGCCTATCGCTGGACTTTTCCATTCCCCTGTTGCTGACGCCCCTGCATTGCTCAAACCCTATAAAGGTGTGAGCCCTATGCAAGTCGCTCTAGAGAAGAAGTTACTCCGTCCTAAAAACAATCATACTGATAACAAAGCTAAGATTGTAATGGAGTACTTGTTGGAGAGAACCCCTGAGATGGTGGAGCCGAGAGTGTTGACGAAACACGAAGCTATAAATGGTGTCGCTGGATGGCATCACTTTAAGCAAATGGAGATGGACACATCCCCAGGTTGGCCCTATAACACTCAGAAGAGAAAGACGAGAGGAAAGAAGGATTGGTTTACCGCAATCTCGAACCCTGATGGTTCTAAGACTTACATACCTATTCCAGAACTAGATCTTAAGATAGATCTGTTGTTAAGCGACCTAGCTAGCCCTGCTGAGAAGCTAGAGAATTACGAGGTCGTTTACGCGGATTGTCTTAAAGATGAAGTTCTGCCTATGAAGAAGGTGTGGAAGTATTATGTACTTGAAGGAGAAGAGAAAGTGGAGATTGATTGGGAAGATCCGAAGTGGAAGGAAGGACATTGGAACAAGGTGCCTGCCTTGAGAAGCGGTCCTTGGGTCGATGTCGAACGTGAAGCTGTTGGAGATACCCGTATCATGGGTCCCGCTGCTATTGAGGTGTTAATCGTTGAACGCATGTATTATGGTGCGTTCTTTGAGAACCTGCTCAGATGGCAGCCAGATGACTCGTGTCCCTTTGATCTTGGTATCAATCCACACAAGTCAGGAAGTTGGAGAAAGGTGTTTCGTAAGTTAACTCGTGGAACTGGTAAGATGTTGAAGCAGATTGCTGGTGATGTGAAGAAGATGGATGGATCCCTTGGAGAGTTCCTTCAGATGTGGTCTTGTGACATGATGTTGTCCTGGTACCGCAGAGGAGGAGTAGACGAAGAAGAGTTGCGAAGAGCGAGAAAGATGTTCTATGCTACTTGCGTGAATGTATTGCACATTGCGATTAACCTATTGTACAAAACTACTGGAAATCCTTCTGGTAAGTTTTCTACAACTATGGTGAATTCGCTTGTGTTCTACTTGCTCATTATGCTTACAGCATTGAACACAGCAGACAGAGTCCCTACCAAAACTGTCGCTGAGATACTCGACTACGTGCATGAAGCGTTAGTCGTATTCGGTGATGATCATTGTTTTGGCATGGATGACCGTTGCTGGTTTGATATGAAAGATTTGAGAGAGGAGTGCGCAAAATTCGGCATGGTGTACACTGGAATTTTCAAAGACAAAGAAATGCCTGAGTCCTATGAATTTACTGAGATTAAGTATCTTCAAAGGTATTTCAATGTGTCTGAGAATGGTGAAGTTCATGGTGCGTTAGACAAGCGCGTCATTGAGACGATTCTAGACTGGTACACTGTCGGACAGCCCGTTGCTGCTGCGATGCAACAAAGTGGAAGTGCTATGCTCATGGAAGCATTCCACTGGGGTCATGATTACTTCATGGAGATGAAGGAGAAGTTGAATCGTGCCCTAGCACAAAAAGGATACCCTGGAATAAGGATCAGATGGCATGACCTTCACGCGTCGTATTATGGATTTAAGACGAGTGAAGTGCTCAAAGACATCCCAGAGGTTCCTGGCCAAGAAGAGATTCATGGACAGATGAGCGATGTCGCTGACGTTGTTACTGAGATCACAGATGCCCCGCAGACTGTGGAATCAACTACTTCGTTCACCGATAATTCAGGAAAGACTGATGCTATGGCTGAGATACTAACGTTGAAAACGTCGTTAGCTGCCCCCCTCAACCCATATGCAGATCAAGGTCTCACTGAAGTTTTATCGCGCCCCTATCCTATTGGAGATATTTCTTGGTCGTCCAATGATCCAGCCGGAACCACCCTGTGGAACGCCTACTTCCCTAGTACGCTAACCGCTCTGCCTAATTTGAGTGAAAAGCTGAACAGGTTTCAGTATGGCCGTTTCCCAGTTGAGGTGAGATTCGTGCTGCAAGGATTGATGACTTATCAAGGGCGTGCCCGCATAGTTTATATTTCTGGTATGGCTAATAACAATAGTCTTAATCAGTATGTGAACCCCTTTAGTAGCTTCTGGGGAGGTGTTAATTTGCCTTACCGTGAGCTTTCTGCGAACACGTCCGTGACAGCCGTCATGAACATACCCTGGGTTGGTCCCTTGCATTATTGGAATATGAAGGACGATGAAACTGATGGAAATAAGGCCCGAGGTATCTCCGGATTCGTTAATGTGTATGTGTATCATCCATTACGTCTAACCGGGGCTACAAACCCTGTTTCTATTAAGATTCTCGCCTATGCAAGATTCATCAACCCAGAAGTTGCGGGCTACGGCTACCGAGTGAGCTCTATGACCAAGAGTGCTAAGCATCTTGAGCGCATTAAGAGATTACTCGCGGCTGGTGGCGAAACCAACGACGAGGTTTTCGGTCAAATGGATTCCATGGAGAATGAACAACTGTCACGTTCTATGGCAGGAGTGAACACTCACTATGCGAAGGCCAAGACCCACGCAAAGGCTTCTACAGAGAAGTTTTCTATCGGTGCATTCGCCGGGAAAGCAGCTATGGGAGGAGCCGAAGCCCTTGGAGGAATGCTAGCGAAGTCCCTCTTCCTAGATAAGCCTCTAGATGTATCAACTACGTCGAAGATGATACAAAGACCAACGACGTCATTCGCGTTGGCATCCGGAGTGGACGGTGCTGAGATTCTTGCAATGCACATAGAGAATCATGTAGCCACTGATCCTACGGTATACACTACGCCTGTAGATTATATGTTAGCTAATAACTATATTCAATTGCCCTATGTTGTGAAATTAGGTTCATTCGATGACACCACGGTTACAGATACCCGTGTTATTGATATACCTGTTCACCCAATGTTCTGTAAATTGGAGACGATCACTGTCGATGATATTGATTATTATAGACATTATTTAACATATTTAGCGAACTGGACCAAAGGTTTTCGCTATTGGACAGGGTCTATTAAGTACAAGCTTGTATTTACCTGTTCATCATTAGTCTCAGCGCGTGTGCGTATCGCATGGGTCCCTGATCCTACATACAGCGCAGCTCTGGTGTCTGATGAAGACGGAGATGTGATAAATAAGGTGTTTGATATTAAAGGTGACACCACTGTAACGTTCAATATTCCTTACTTGAGAGAGAAGGCATGGTTACCAGTGGCTCACCCTAACATCAACGAGCCCCCTATTACTACTTGGGACTACTTTAACGGACAGTTGATCGTTTCAGTGAAAGTTCCCCCCACGTGCGGCCAGCCCGATGGCACGCCTACTGTCGATTTCGGTTTAGAAATGGCAGGTGGAGAGGATTTCCGCTGTGCGGTCCCTGTTGCGTTTCCCCAAAACTTATTTACGCAAACCCCCGGCACTTTGTTAGGCAAGTCCGAAGTCCATGGCCAAATGGAGTCTACTTCCAAGTTAACAATGGTAGCAGACAACAGAGATGAGTTCAGACAGCCCTTTGAAGGATTAACGCCAGCTACAAGCTGTGTGCAAACTGGTGTTACTATGGGAGAGGAAGTTACGTCATGGCCTGAGTATCTCAAAAGGTACACTGCATACTCAACTAACGACAATACTATTGAACAAGGAGTCGACTGCTTAGATCCTTGGAACCTTAGCCACGATATGACAACTTGGAATTACCATAAGAAATGTTGGTTATTCCATCGTGGCTCGTTGCGTTTCAAAGCGATGATAGCAGGAACTTCTGGCCGAGTCCAGACTGTTTGGTTTGATAATACCAACGTCTCTAACGACTTTGAGCCCCCTAGTACTTCATTATCACTCTACCGAGCCTCCGCTAATGGTTTGGCAGTGTTTGATTCTGATCAGTCGCCTATTAGTGAGGTGCAAATGCCCTTTTACTATGACTGTAATATGATTTCCTATGGAAGTGTTCTTGGCCGTGAGCGCTTGCCCAATATAGGATTCAAGACGTTTAGCGCTACAGAAGATGAAGCGACCACGTCATACTATTTGTTCATCTCGGTTGGAGATGACTATACATGTGGATATCCTTTGCCCCCCCCCCCCGTGTATTCGCTTGTGCACACTTCCGCTAAGAGTGCTAAGCCCAACCAAAAGGCAGTGAGCAGCCCCGGTAATTCCGGAATGGCTCAAATTTCTTTAAGCGGTAAAGCTACGCCCGAGCTGAAAACTAAACGCGGCGGAAACAACAACACTAAGTAGAAGAAGGTAGTGTTGGGACAAATCAGGGAACCTTGAGAGGGTTGAA